TTGGTACTGGCAGTAATACAGATGCTATCGACTTGCCATCTGGCAACTGCCCAACGTCCGTCTTCGCCTGTCGAGGGAATGATTCGGGAGAATACAACTCAAAATGTTGTTGAAGTATATGACGGAACTGGGTGGACTCCTGTTGGACAACAGACGATTCTTTATAGTGTTGACTACCTTGTAGTTGCTGGTGGTGGCAGTGGTGGCAACACATATCAAAACAGTGGTAATTCGGCTGGCGGTGGCGGTGCAGGTGGTTATCGCACCTCTGTTGGAACATCTGGTGGAGGAGCAAGTGCAGAATCTACTTTAAATGTTTCAGTAGGAACTAGTTACACCGTTACAATCGGAGCCGGTGGGGCGGCAGAAACAACCCCATTTGATGGGGGTAATCCGGGAAGCGACTCTGTATTTTCTACTATTACCGCGACAGGTGGTGGTTCTGGCGGTGCAGACAGTGGCGCACCTGCAAGACTGCCTACTTCCGGCGGTTCTGGTGGCGGTGGTTCTGGTTCCTCATCTGGCGCTTCAGGCACTTCTGGACAAGGTTATGCTGGCGGCAATTCGGCAGCCGGTGCTGGTGCTGGTGGTGGTGGCGCAGGTTCAGTAGGTGCAGCTTCATCGGGTAGTACGCCCAGCGCTGGTGGTAACGGTGTTGCTTCTTCAATCACAGGCTCGTCAGTGACTCGTGCTGGCGGTGGTGGTGGTGGCGGTAATGGAACTGTTACTACTGGCGCTGCTGGCGGAACAGGCGGCGGAGGAGCAGGTGCTACTCGAACTGGCTCAACCTCTCATGCTGGTGACGGCACAGTAAATACTGGAAGTGGCGGCGGCGGCGGCGCTGCTACCGGCGGTCAATTATCAAACGGCGGCGCTGGCGGCTCTGGAGTTGTTATTCTAAAAATGCTGACTGCCAACTATAGCGGAACAACAACAGGCAGCCCAACTGTTACAACAGATGGATTATACAGCATCTTAACTTACACTTCGTCCGGCACTTATACGGCGTAGGAGGAACAGATGGCACATTTTGCAAAAGTAGTGGACGGCATCGTAGACAAAGTCATCGTGGCTGAACAGGAATTTTTTGACACATTTGTAGACGATTCACCCGGTCTTTGGGTACAGACCAGTTACAATACTAATAGTGGGCAGCACCCAGAAGATCGTCCACTACGAAAAAACTACGCTGGTATCGGCTTCACATATGACCGTGTTCGTGATGCGTTTATCCCACCCCAGCCGTTTGCAAGCTGGACGCTAAACGAATCTACATGCCTTTGGGATTCTCCTGTGGCCTACCCTGACGATGGTAATTTACATAATTGGAATGAAGAGACAAAAAGTTGGGTTAAGGTAAACTAATGGCATATTTAGGACCACCACCATCACAGAAGCTAGCAACCCCTACTAGCCAGTATTTTAGTGGGAACGGTTCTGCTACGGCCTTCACACTAAACCGTCCGGTTAATGTGGCTGAAGACCTGAACGTGTTTGTGAATAACGTGGCTCAACAGCCGGGGTCTGGGAAGTCTTACACTGCCACAGGAACTACACTAACATTCGATGCAGCGCCTGACGCTGGTACAAACAATGTATACGTTGTCTACCGAGGGCTGGCAGAGCCAACAACACGACTAGAGCATCCTTCTGGTCAGCCGCTTGCAGCCACCACTGGTACGTTTAGCGGAGCAGTCTCCGGCACCACTGGTACGTTCTCTGGTGATTTAACCGTTGACAGCAGCACCCTCAAAGTTGACAGCACGAATAATCGGGTGGGCATTAATCAAGCCTCGCCATCCTCAACCCTTCAAGTTGAGACAAGCACTAATTCTCCTTTCCTTCTCAAAAGCACATATGCAACTGGTGGATATGTTGAATATCAATTAGGCAATTCTGGTGCATTGATTGGGTATCTAGGTAATTCTGCTGCGCTTGTAGCAAGTGGAACAGCCGGTGACTATGCTATAAGAGCGCAAAATAACTTTGTACTTAGCACGAATGGCAATACTCAGCGTTTAAAAGTTGACACAAATGGGTTAATGATTTTTGCAGATTCTGATACATCTCCATACAATAATACTGCTAATTCTGGCACGACAATACTGAAAGGTGAACTTCAAGTAGCCTCAGTTAACGCTGAGGCTTGTTACTTTAATCGGTCTGGCTCTAATGGCAGACTTATTAACTTTAGAAGGGCTGGGTCATTTGTTGGCGGTATTAATGTCACTACTAGTGGAACAACTTATGAAAGCAATTCAGACTACCGTTTAAAAACAGCAGTAAGCTACAGTTGGGATGCAACTACACGCTTAAAGCAACTCAAACCAGCTAGATTTAAATGGATTGTTGATGGCGATGATGCTGTTTTTGTGGACGGGTTTTTAGCCCATGAGGTGCAAACAATCGTACCCGAAAGTGTCAGCGGGACTAAGGATGCGGTTGATGCTGACGGTGCTATAGACCCACAAGGCATAGACTACGGCAGACTCGTCCCACTTCTTTGTAAGACCATACTTGAATTAGAAGCCCGTATCACTGCGTTGGAGTCTAAGTAATGCCTATATCTAAAATACAATCAGACTCTTTTGCTTCTGGCGTAGGCGGGAAGGTGTTGCAGGTTAAATACGCAGAAGTAGACAGAAACTCCAACAGTCAAACCGTGACTTCACAGACTTTCGGTGATTTAAGCGGGTACTCTCTGGCGATAACTCCAACTTCTACGAGTAGCAAAATACTCATTAGTTACGGTGTTCATACTCTTGCAGGACCATCAACAGGCGCGTGGGCGGGTGATTTTAGAACACAGATAATACGCAACAGCACTGTAATTTATCCTACCACTTATTCAGATTACGATGGTGGTGTATTAGGACCTACTAACTCCTATAATTTCCAAAAGTTTGAAAGCACTTATTTAGACACGCCCAATACAACAAGCGCGATTACATACAAGGTTCAAACGAGATCCAGAGACGGTAACAGCGTATATTTTAACCAATATGCCAATGGTCACATGGTAGTCATGGAGATTGCTGGGTAATGAAGATGGAACAATTACACTTATGGAAATTGCAGGATAAAAAATGGCATACATAGGCATAGACCCAAATGTAGGTGACATAACATTCCAGAAGTTTACTGGAACAGGGAGCGCCACTGCCTTCACTCTGTCTCAGGCTGTTGTGAGCGGTGAGGCTATTGTCGTAACCATAGGAAACGTGGTTCAGGAGCCGGGGTCAAGCGCGGCTTATACAGCACAGGCAAACACACTTACATTCTCCGCAGCCCCTGCCAACGGTGACATCATTACTGTGCGCTACTTTGGTCGCGCCGTAGATCAGCCAACCAGCTACGCCATGCAGCTATTCAAGTATGTAGCTACAGCAAATCAGACTGCGTTTACTGGCGCAGACAGCACTGGTGCTATACTGGTGATTAGTGGCAATGACGTAGATGTTTACTTGAACGGTGTGCATCTGGATAGCTCAGATTTCACAGCTAGTGGTGGGGACACAATAACATTAGGGACAGGCGCAGCTTTAAACGATGAGCTAGTCATTAGAGCCTATCGCGCATTCACTGTAACTGATACAGTGAGCAAGGCTTCTGGGGGTACGTTTGCTGGGGAGATTACCGCAACGTCCTTTCAGACAACAAACACAATAGTTGATACGGCTGTGTTCCGTACAAACGGTCAGAGCGTAACAGAAAACACAACAATAGGGTCAACCAAGAACGCCTTGGCGATTGGCCCTCTAACGATAGGTTCGTCAACCACGATTACGGTTAACGGCAACCTAACAATACTGTGAGGCATAGATGGCTTCGATAATAAATGTAGACCAAATTGCTGAAGCTACCAGCGGCAACGGTGTGCAGATTCCGGGTCATGTGGTACAGGTGCAAAGAGATATTAGATGGGGAGTTACTTCTCATCTCTATAATGGAACCTCAACATCCTTTGCAGCTAGTGGGTTAGAGATTACAATTACACCGAAATTTAATAACAGTATAATTAAAGTACAGGCATATTCTACAATGTGCGAAGCGCAAGGTAGTGGCGCTGCCTTTCGGGTTGCATTATACCAAAAAATTGGAAGTGGGTCATATGAAATAGTTCCTGCTTCTGGTACTGGAACCACCACCTCCACAATATCTATGGGGTATTCTCACGCAGACTATAATCCATTCTCACCAATGAACACAGTGTATTTTCATACTTGCACAAGTTTAGATGTATTAAAATTTCAACCATATGTTAAATGTACTTCTGGAACTGCTAGGCTTTGCCATACCGATGGTGCTGCTGGGATAATTGCTACGGAGATTGCACAATGAGTAAGCTCTTTGTGGATGACATTGTTGAGAAGACCAGCGGTCATGGTGTGCAGATTGCTGGCCTTGTGCCAGCAGCAGGCAGTGTGGCTCAGGTTGTAAGCAATTTTATCACTACTGATTTTAACACAACCAGCACCAGTTTTGTATCTAGTGGGCTTTCAGCAAGCATTACTCCATCATCTACGTCTAGCAAAGTCTTTGTGATTGTGAGTGTGCCTAGTTGGTATATTGGTTCGGATAACGCATACGCAACAGTTTTGAGGGGTTCCACTAATATTGGCAACGGCGATTACGGTTTGATGATGGTTTATAATACTGCAAACTATGCGCCATCAACAACTCAAGTTATGGATTCGCCTTCTAGCACATCCTCTTTGACTTATACGGTTCACGTTCGTTCAGTAGGCGGCGGGACTACCTACATTTCTTATCCAACTTACGGACATTTCACAATTACCCTTATGGAGATTGCACAATGACAAGCATCTTGAAAGTCTCCGAAATCCAAGACCCGACTAACGGGAATACGGCTATGACGATTGATACTGGTGGGTATGCGTTCCCTAAACTGCCGCACTTTAACTTTAGGTCATCTGCTGGTCAAACAATAGCAAACAATACGACTACGGTTATCACTACTTTTGACACAGCTACATCAGATACCCACAACTTTTGTGATACCACAAACAAAAGAATACAATTTAGTTCCACAACAGCGGGTACATATTTAATCACATACGGATTTAAGGTGAATAATGTTACTGCTGCTAGAATTGGGGCGTGGATAAAAACAGACGCTTCATCTAATTATATTGGCTATTTTGAAACAGGTAATTGTTCTGCATACCAGCATCAAACATGGACCTTTATGAATACATTTAGTGCTACAGATTATATTTATCTTGTTGTCTATCAGAATAGCGGCGGTAACCTGACTTTTTATGATGACAGCACAACCACTATGGGATACCCCCACATTTCTGGTGTAAGAATAGGATAGGAGAATAAAATGAGCATATCACAAGCACTTACAGAACTAGGCATCACAGAATGGGTGCTTAGAGGTGAGCCAACAACAGAGGCTGAATTTGGCGAGATGTTCCGTAAGGTTACGGGCGCTGATTCCAATGGCTCTGCAATCGAAAGCAGCAAGCCTGATGACTGGGGTACAACTTGGTCAGCGGTCAAGGCAAAAGCTGATGAGCTAAAGGCGGCAGAGCCTATGAGGCTGCTACGCGAAGAGCGTAACCGCTTGATTGCAGAGACAGACTGGTGGGCATCTAGTGACTTAGCTGGTTCAATGAGCGGCGCTCGTACAGCTTACCGTAAGGCACTGCGTGACATTACCAAGAGTGCCACAAGCCTAGACGATGTAACTTGGCCTACTAAGCCGGAGTAAGAGATGAGCCGTGCAAGAGAAATAGCTGATCTAGGTTCCCCGGCAGCAAGCGGCTTGTCGAACAGGAATCTTATAATCAATGGCGATATGCAGGTTTGGCAAAGAGCCACCGCAGCTACTGCGGGTGCAAATAATACAATTAACACCACTGATAGATGGGGTTGGTTATTGAGTAATGACGGTGCGGTTACTTCTGAACAATCAACTGATACACCGACAGGAACAGGTTATTCGTTTCTTGCTAAATGCACTACGGCTGATACGAGCATTGCGGCTGCTCAGTATGCTTCTATTTTTCAAAACATAGAGGCGCAAAATCTTCAACCGCTACAATACGGAACATCATCCGCAAAAACAATAACGCTTTCGTTTTGGGTTAAGTCTAACAAAACTGGAACATATACAGTAGCTATATATAAAAGTGGGAACACAGGGTACATAATTCCTAATGAGTACACAATTAGCAGTGCGAACACTTGGGAAAAGAAAACAATTACTATAACCCCCACCGCTGGAAGCACATCATTTATTACAGCATCAGCAGGGGCATTACTTAATACTAATGCATTAGGTTTTCAAGTTGCATTTAATCTTGCATTTGGCTCAAACTTTCATGGCACAAATAACACTTGGTCTTCTAATGCATCACATTACAGTACATCCAATCAAGTAAACTGGCTGGATAGCACAAGCAATAACTTTTACCTATCTCAAGTGCAGCTTGAAATCGGAGATGTGGCTACACCCTTTGAGCATGAGGACTACGGAACTACGTTAGCTAAGTGTCAGAGGTATTTCATCAAAAGTGGTAACTTAGGAACGGCTAATGAATGGTTCCCGGGCGTAACAACTTATGCAGACCAAGGCAATATATACGCACAGTCTCTTGACGGAAATCAAGATAGAGCGCCAGTTCATGTACGGTTTCCATCATATATGCGTAGCGCACCGACAATAGTCTATTACCCGGGGCGGTCAGGTGTGGCTAACACCGCTGGTAGCATTACAGTTTATAACGGAAACACCTTAGTAACAACCAGCACCAAACCAACGGGTGGTGTTGCTGGTCTGGTAGGGCGATTTACCGGCACATCAACTGATGCTATAGCGTATACTTATCAATTTACAGCCAATGCTGAATTATAAGGAGTTATATTATGACAGCTTATAAGGACGCAAAAAAAGTTACACAAGATGAAATGACTTATATTGAAGTTAGTATCAATGGAATTATGAGTGTTGTTCCAGAAAATCTTGAAAATACAGACTACGCAGAAATCATGCGTCAAGTAGCTGCTGGCGACTTAACTATAGCAGATGCTGACTGATGTTTGGTGAGTTGGCATTATCCGAAAGGGCTATCGCGGATCAAGGTATTCTAGCCTTTGGTTCTGCAACTGCTGATGCCAACTTCACTGTAGACGGCGCACCTATGTTTATAGCAAGCGCCTCCGAAGAGATGTCTGCAATTGGTGTTAAGGTTTCAATTGGCGTAGGTGTGCTTGCAGGTATCTTTGAGGCTTCTGCTCAGTTCTTACAAAGCACAGAGCTTACCCGCTTTGGAACAGTCATTGCGGAGATGGATTTTAGCACTGTGCAGACTGCGAATGGTACGTTTGTAGCTTCAGCAATATCCGATCAAGACGCTGCCTTTATACAAAGCACAAACTCGGTTATGACCCTAAGTGGAGTCTCCGAGCAGAGTGCTAACTTTACACAGACTTCCGGGGGAAATCTGCTATACTCTGCTTCGCAGGAGATGACGGCGGAATTTATTCAGTCTGTCACGCCCACATTTATAACAAACTCTCCGTTGACCATTGAGTCTGTCTTCATACTGTCTTCTCTTGGCACCAAAGTCATACTCATGGATGAACTGCAAATTGATGCAGTGTTTGTTGTGTCTGCCGAAGGTAGATTCTATTGGGAGCGTATAGATGCTGACACCCCATCAGAAAACTGGGTGCAGGTTGTCCCAAGTGGTGGAACATGGACAGAAATCAATGCGGGTGCTACAATAGCAACGTGGACAAATAAGGTGGTATAAATGGCAAGTACATATACTTCAAATGTTGGAATTGAAAAACCCGGCTCCGGCGAACAGGCAGGCACTTGGGGGACAACAACTAATTCCAACTTCGACATAATTGATCAGGCTCTTCATGGTCAAGCGCAAATAACTATTACTGGTAGCCAAGACCTGACCACCAACGATGGCTCTACCAGTGACGGCGCGAACACCGTTCTTATCCTAACTGGAACCCCGGGTTCTACTTTTGAGCTAAGAGTCACTCCAACAGATCAAGAAAAATTTTATACCATCAAGAATGAAACCAACGGTGCATGTCGCGTCATATATAAAGGTGTTACATACTCCACATCTAACGGCGTAGAGATTGCAGCAGGTGAGTCAGCCGCTGTGACAGGAGATGGCGGCGGTGGCTCCGGTGTTTTTAAAAGCCTGACACCAACCACTGATCTGGTTAACGACACGAGTCCTGAACTTGGCGGCAACCTTGATGTTGTAACCCACAGTATTGTAACCACAGCAAGCAATAGGGATATTGCGATTACCCCGCATGGCACAGGTTCTGTTATACTTGACGGATTGTCCTATCCGCAAGCAGATGGAACCGCAGATCAGCTATTAAAGACAGACGGCTCTGGACAGCTTTCATTTGTTAGCGCGGGCTCTAGCTTTGGAAACACATTAAGCCTCACAGGTGGTAGCGGTTGGTCAATTTCTGTTGATGGCAGCAACAACCTAGTGTTTTCTTACGGTGGTTCTGCGAAAGCTAAAATAGCTACTAACGGCAAGATAACTACTATTCATGACGTAACTGCATATGGATCGATCTAATGACGCTGCCATCTTCTGGAACTCTGTCACTTTCTGATCTTCAGGGTGAGTTTGGTGGCTCAAACCCTATTTCTATGAGCGAGTACTACAAAAGTGGTGGTAACGGGTACGTTCCAACCACTGTTCCAGAAGCCGTAACTGCATCCGGTCTCTCTGGTAGTCATTCTACTAATTTAAGGGGTGCTCAGTTTGGTGGTTATAACCCAGCGATAAATACTTCAACTCCCGGGAGTTATATATACAACCATCAAATGTGGGCGGACAACGGCAGCACGGGTTCGGTGAGCATGACATTTGCTGTCAACAAAACTGGAACATATACTGTGCGGTTTGGATGGTACTCATACGGACTAACTGCGCCGCTAACTGTTACGGTGAACGGTAGCACCGTCTATAGTAAAAGTCTAACGTCTAGCTTCAGCACTGTTTACAATACTGGAACTTTTTCTGCTTCTGCTGGCAACACGATCGGTATATCCACTAGCTTCCCTTCTAGCGGTTGGGCTGGTCACTATACATATATCGGTGGAAGTTCCTACAGCAGCAGAAGCGTTAACGTAGCTGTTAACTCAGGCATTCCTACATCTGGTGCTTTAGATATATCTGATTTTTATGGCGGGAGAAAAACATAATGCCGCTAACAAAATTACAATTCAGACCCGGCATTGTTCAGGATCTTACATCTTATTCTAACGAAGGTGGATGGCGTGATGGCGATAAGGTGCGCTTTCGTTTGGGCTACCCCGAAAAAATAGGCGGGTGGGCTAAGTATACCAGTTCAACTTTCTTAGGGACTTGCCGTGCTCTACACAACTGGATTGCTTTGGATGGCTCCAACTATCTAGGATTGGGAACAAACTTAAAATACTATCTTGAAGAGGGTGGCACATACAATGACATCACCCCTATCCGCACTGGCTCTCCTACCAGTGCAGGGGCTATTACGTTTAGTGCTGTAACATCAGCGCCGTTCTCTAGTACACTCACCGTAACACACACCAACCACGGTGCGGTAGCCGGAGATTTTGTCACCTTTTCTAGCGTGGCTAGTCTTGGCGGCAACATGAACGCCAATGTTTTAAATCAAGAATACAGCATCAATCAGGTGTTAAGTGCTAGTTCCTACGAGATTACAGCTAAAGATCTTCTTGGCGTTACGGTGACATCCAATGGTTCTGATACAGGTAATGGCGGCGGCAGTACGGTAGGTAACTACCAGATTAACGTAGGTCTAAACTCCACTGTTGGCGGCACAGGATGGGGAGCAGGTTTGTTCGGAGGCAGGACTTCGGCACCGTTGCAAACAACGCTGAACGAAGGCGGCACTCTCTCAGCCAGTGACACTACAATTACTGTGACCAGCACCACAGGCATCGTGGCTAGTGACGTTATACTGATTGACAACGAGCTAATACTTGTTGGTGGTATTTCCAGCAATGATTTAACAGGTTGCACTAGAGGATACGCGGGGTCGGGGCCAAGTTCAAACGTAAATACTCTTGGACCGGGTATCGCTGCCACTCACACTGACGGTAGCTTGGTTATTTTAGCCAAAGGCAACGCTGATGCAGACGATGATTTTTCTGGGTGGGGCGTTGCAGCTTCTGGCGGCTTAACAACCACAACTCAAATACGTCTGTGGTCGCACGATAACTTTGGAGAAAACCTGCTTATAAATCCTCGTGACTCCGGGGTTTTTTACTGGCAGAAAACAACAGGCACAGGTGCGAGAGCCTTGGAGCTATCTACAATATCCGGCACCAAGAGAAGTGTTCCCACAATTTGCAAACAAATTATGGTGTCAGACAGGGATCGTCACGTTCTTGCTTTTGGCTCTGACGGTCTTGGTGGTGCGTCCGACGTACAAGGGGACGGGATTCAAGATCCATTGTTGATACGTTTCTCCAGTCAGGAAAACCCAATCGACTGGTATCCTGTAACGACTAACACAGCGGGAGACTTGCGCCTTGGTTCGGGTTCTACCTTTGTAAAAGCCATTGAGACCAAGCGTGAGATCCTAGTATGGACTGACACTGCACTAACATCCATGCGGTTTATCGGGCCTCCCTTTACCTTTGGTCTACAGCAGCTTGCCTCTAACATAACCATCGCCGGACCAAACGCCGCTGTTGCTACAGAGGACTTTGTGTTCTGGATGGGCGCAGATAACTTCTATGTCTATGCTGGTCAGACAGCGCAGTTACCTTGCACTGTCAAGGACAAAGTGTTTAACGACATCAATCTGGACCAGAACGATAAGATTTTTGGCGGCGTTAATTCTGAGTTTAGTGAGGTGTTTTGGTTTTACGCATCAGCCGCGTCGCAAGTCAACGACAGATATGTAGTGTATAACTATCTGGATAAAATATGGTACTATGGCACACTTAGTAGAACAGCATGGTTGGACCGTGGAACTAGGCCGTTTCCGTTAGCTACAGATGACACTGGTTATTTGTACAACCAAGAGTTTGGACATGACGACGATGGCAGCGCAATGACATCGTACATAGAGTCAGCAGTGATGGATATAGGTGATGGAGATCACTTCACTTGTGTCAGAAGGGTTATACCGGATCTAAGCTTTTCTGGGTCCACTGCGATATCTACCCCGCAAGCCACCTTTACTATAAAGGCTAGAGATTTTCCGGGCGAGGATTTTGCCAACACTGGTGCAGGCACAACAACAAGGACACAGGTTAGCCCTGTGGAAGAGTATACGAAACAGTTATATGTCCGCGCTCGGGGACGGTCTTTCGCGTTGAGAGTTGAGTCTAATGCTCTCGGTGCTAAGTGGAGACTTGGTAGCCCGAGGGTTGATATGCGGCAGGATGGGAGGCGCTAGTGTCTAGTAATCAAGTCCCACCACCAAGACTGCCGGAAGCGCCACCTGAATATAGCGTTGGCTATATGTCTGACCTTATTAGGGCGTTGGAAATATTTATTGAGCAAGAGCGTAACCCCGGAGGTATTCGTGCCTCCACTGCAACATTAACAGGTTTACCGACAAGCGCTACTGGACTTGAGGTGGGCGCACTGTATAATGATTCAGGCACTGTAAAGATTGTGACATAGTATGGCGTTATTTGGTGATCTTGGAAAAGCGTTAGGTTTAGGTAGCGGTGAAGATCTTCTGCCGATTATTGGTACGGCTGCTGGGTTTTACTTTGGCGGTCCTATGGGTGCGTCCATTGGTTCTGGGATTGGTAGTTTAGCTGGCGGCAAGTCAGTTAACGACGCACTTACTAATGCTGCACTGGCTTACGGTGTAACTTCTTTTGTCCCATCAAGTATGATGAGCTCTAGCGCACAGGCCAGCACAGGTATGTTCGGTCCTAATGCTTTGCAGAATAGCTTGTATTCTGGTGGTGCCGGAGTTCCTACTACGATGACTGGCTCTGAGAATTTTCTGTCAGAAGGAATGACTACTGGAAGTACTTCGGGTGGCTCGGACGGTATGTTCGGTGGAGTAATGGACTTTGTTAAAGATAATAAGATGTTGACTGCGGGTCTCGGGACCTTGGCCCTCGGAGCTTTGTCAAGTCCAGAAGAAGAAGAAACATCT